TTGGATGGGTCGATGGCAAAGGTAAATACACGAACGATTAATAATGGGAATGTGTATACATATGAAACAACAGCGAATACAATAAAAGACAATAGAATACCCACGGTAAGTTTGATGGAGACTTATGTCGATGAGGAAATAACGACAGCGTTATCGGGAAGTTTAGGAATTGCAGTAAGTGACTTGACAATACAAAACTTAAAAGTGGAACAAAGTATGGTTTTTTTTCCTAATAATGCCAATAGAATAGCTATTGAATTGGATAAATATATGACATTAAATAATAATGGGGAAGTGATATTCGAAAAGATAAAGCATTTGGGTGGAGAAGGAAATATAGTACGAGACGAGGATAGAAATTCATTATCTACTGGAGAATTCAACGAGACATTTAATGATAATCAATTCATTGCTGGTTCGTACAATAGAACAGCATCAATGCATCCAAGTGTAACAGGGACAGATATAAGTTTCTTAGTAGGTAACGGAACATCAGCAGGAAACAGAACGAATGCGTTTGAAGTGCATAAGACGGGCGATGTCTATATAGGAAACACCCTTATGTTAGGAGAAAACTGGAGAATCAAGTTTGATGCTTCAACACTCAAACTAGAGAAATGGGATGGAACTTCATATGTAGAAAAACATATATTCAAATAATTATAGAAATTAAATAAATATGAAGACAAAAAAGTTATGTTAAATGGAGACAAATATTATTGGAGTCATTTTTATTTTTTTTTGTCTTTACAATACGAAAATGTTGTAAAAGATCATAAAAAGAATCAAAAAATTAATAAATTAGATAAATATTGAGAAATAAATAAATGTTTTATGAGAGATAGCTGTCCATGCCTAGAGTATGGTATTTATCTTCAGTTTTGGAGTATTTTGCGGTAATACAGCCACCACTTGTGTTAGTGACACCATTTTTGTAGATGTTTTGTATTTCGATGATATCGAGGGCATAGTTGTAGTAAGTGATATCGCCGAATAGAGAAGAGCCTTTATCAGCTTCATCGATGTTGTTAGGTGTAATGTGGAAGTTGCTGTTGTTCAACTTGAGAGCGTCATTCTTAATAATCTTGGTACTAACGAGATTGTCGTTGATAAAGTTTTGTATTTGTATACCACGTTCGGAGTTAGAGAAGTCAATATAGTCTTGGAATACCATAGTGATAAGGAACCATTTAGGGTTGGAGTTAGTAGATGTTATTTTATCATAGACGTCACCATCAACATATACAATGTTGTGAGGGTTGTTCTTGGTGTTGAATACAATTTCTAGAAGATTCTTACCTCTGGAGTGTGTGTTGCGGTCTTCGATGTTATTTTGAACCTGAGTAGGTTCGGTATTAAGATTGTCAGGGAATCGAACAAGAGGACAAGCAACGAGAGGGTATTTGTTGGTTAGAGGAGGAGAAGACACATTGTCAGTAGATATGACAACACCTTTGTTGAGAATGGGATTGCCTCTCATAAAGATGTTAACCCCGTTGAGTTCGCGTCTAAAGGTTGATTTGATGTCTAACCAGAAAGAATAGGAGAATTGACTACCACCTTTAAGGTTGTTGGAGTTGGGCATAAATACGAAACCTTTTTTATCTGGGTTGGAAGTGTTGATTTCGATGGAAGAGTCATCGAAGTTACAGGAACCCATAGTTAAAGGTACGGCAACTTTTTCGACGGATAGTTTGTTGGAGAATTTGTTGTAGAAATCGAGTTTAGGAAATGCGAGTGGTACAAGATAGGTGATAACGATGTAACTGATAACAATAGCCACAACACTATATAAGATAGGAGTGTACATATTTTATATTTAATTTATATAATATTTTATGAACTACACTCTTTCACATCTTTGTCGTCTATTCTATAGATAGGATTTTGTATACCATATTGTTGTAAACCAATGCTAGATAGAACGGATTTGTGGAGAGGACCGGCTTTGTAGATTACCTTAGCGTGGTCGATAGTTACGGCGTAGTTGAACACTTGGACTTTGCTGATGTAACCGTTGAAACTTGGGATGTTGTTTGCCGAACCTATAAAGAGGTTTCCTACAGGGTTTTTGACAATGGAGTTTTTGTTGTTGTAGTTACTAATATCCTTAACTTCTTTGAGTTCACCATCCATAAAGAGTTGAATGAAGTTGTTGTCAACAACAAGAACTATGTTAAGCCATCTTTGATAAGGAACGTATTTAATAGAGAGGGTGTGTGTAGTGTCGATACCATTATCGTTGGATTTGATGTTAGCGTAGAGTTTGTTGAGTGATTTATCGAGAGTGAATTGGGGAGTAGCGTTATCGATGGATGATGATGATTCAACTCTTCCTAGAATAAATTTGTTAGAGTTGGTGTTTGTGTCGTTATCGCCGTCGATGTAAATCCACATAGAGTAAGAGAATTCTTTACCATTTATGTTATTGAGACTGGGAAGACCTGTGTTTTCACTGATGTTACGAATAGCGTCTCTAGGGACTTTGATGGGTTTCTTGATCATAGTAACTGTCTTAAGGGAAGTATTGTTGTATTGTCTAAAAAGATATACAAGGACATAGACAAGTACGATGAAAAGGATACCAATAATCACCATAACACCCATATTGCTACTCGCCATTTGTCTAACACTTTCTACACCGTCACCAAATTTAGATACGTTTTTAGCAGCAGAATTTACAGCTTGACTGTTTCCCGACATATTTATTTAAATTAATAAAAAGAAAATTATATTGTTTGAGATATTCAAAGGTTAAAGTCTTTCTTAAATTTAGTAACGAGATCTTTAATAGTCTTATCCTCAATAGGATATTTTTTATAATGTAAATGGAATAACACATCAAAAGTATTATTGATAAATATATTATCCGTCAATGATTTCAGTTTTTTTTTAACATTTACCTGTGATGACAACTTAGTAAACTGTTGTGTAAAAGATATATTAAATGAATCATTTTTATTATTATGGAATATGTTGTTAAGTTTCTTAAAACGATAAGTATTCAAAGAGTCCCAATTGGATCCCCAAGAACAATTTACATAAATATGTTTATCAACTATGTCACAATGACTAAATATTTTATATAATTCTACATACGTGTCGATATCACATTTGTAATTTGTTATATTTTCGTGAACGATAGATGATATGATAGAGTTGTCTTTAGAGGATAAACTTTGTATATAAGTATCTGTTAATTTTTTGTTATATATGTCACTAACAATAGTGTAAATGTTGTTGTGAAAGATATCCATATTGTCTTGAAGGGGGTCGATGTCATCGTAATTGGAAGTAACATTATTGAGAAGCATTTCTATTTTTGGTATGTTACATTTTTGGTTTTTGATGAGTTGGATAAGTTTTGAAGTGTCGATATCATCTCTGTTTTCGGTTCGTTTAAGCATAATTTGGAAACATTCTTTGTATTCTAAAGGATTTAGATAAACTTTTTTGTCGATGAGTTTTTTCCAAGTCGTAATAATTTTTTTTTCTTCCTTAAGTTTTACTGTGATGACAATTTTGCATAATTCCTTAAATTTCGAGAAGTTACTAATCAACTGTTTACTAAAATTAGTGATAGTGTCAATATCATCTATAAATACAATTTTTTGTAATTTGGTGAAGAAGGATGTGATAGTTTTACATTCTATAAAATTGTGTATACTTTGTTCGTTGAAGTTTGAGTCTGTCATATATAGAATGTCGTACTTGTTTTCGTTTTTTATCATTTCGTAGAATGACGTTTTGCCAGTAGCATTATCACCAACAATAAGGATGATACCGTGTTGATCTTTGTTAGAGATGAATGATTTGAAAGTATTGACAGAGGTATAATTACCTTTAAAATCATTGAAAAACATAATTCTAAATTACAATAGAGGATATAATTTAAATTCAAATTTTATTGAAGCAGTTTATTTTTTGTTCGCTCCAGTTGAATAGTTTGGCTAATTCGCAAGAGTTAGTAGCAGCATTTAATTTATCAAGATTGATTTCGATTGCGTATAAGCTACTATCGGTGCTATCAGTGTCAGTGGTGGAGAGACCCTTAACTTTTCTAGCACTGATCCAGTGATGTAGGTTACTGTGAGAGGGATCGTGTGGTTCAAAGAGATTGAAACTATTACCATTATTAGCATTATCCATACCTAATTCCCAACCAAGTGAATGAGAATGACCTCTTCTACCAATATTGCTGTATGTATGATCATGGTTCGCAATCGGATTTTCACTGTTAAGAGGGGTTACATTATTACCAGCAATAAGGGTAATATCGTCGTGATAATGGTAGTTAGCGAGATAGTTATCATTGTCGTTATTATAATATTGTCCTTCCATAAAACCTTCAATTACATTGGAAGAAGCCATATTGCGGTAAAAGGAGAGATTAGAATTGAGTCTAGAAGTTGTAAATTTAAAATCATCCATAGTTTGTTGAATACCGTCTACCTCTTGAGTTGTTGAATCAACTTTAATAAGAGGACCATCAATGAATTTAATTTTGTTAGGATCGGTGTTAGGAATGATATTGTAACACATAGTGTTGCGAGTTTTTGTGGCAGGATCATAAACAATTTGCTTCATCCAGTAGTTTGGACAGGTAGTCATACTAGTGTCGTTGACGAGAATTTTATCTAATTTGGATTTGGATATTTTGACGGTTTTGCTGATGTTGCCGATACACACAAGAGTTGCGAGGAACATACCTATAAAGAGAGGAGTAAGAAGCCAGAATATATCTTCGTTAGGATCACCAACGACGTACAAAATATATCCTAATGCACAGGTTAACATAATAAAGAAAACGGTAGTGAATAAAGATACAAGTGTAATAACACGGTTCTCCATAATTTATTTATAAGAACAGAAAATTAAATTAGAATTCCCTAGTATACAATATTCTGGTACCACTCTGTGAAACATTCTTGGAATGTTCGAGAGGCATAGGAAGAGTGCTGGCGTCTTTTTTATAATTTACATATTGATTCAATTCGACCAATATTTTAGGAACAGCATAGTCTAATACCTTAGAATTCAATTCCTTGACTTGACCAACAATATCGTATTGTTTGTGTTTACAATACTGAAGATATATAGATCGCATAATAATCATAAGTTCAAACTCTGATTGGTTACCTATAACAGAGAGGTTGTTTGTTTTAATGTATACAGAATATCGAATACCGTTTTGTAGAACGGATATGTTATGTTTGCTGAAGAATAGTTCTGAAACAGGATTTTCAGTATGGATATTTTTGATGCTCTGGGTGTTAAGATCGAAATTGCTTTTGTTGTCTGCGAAGAATTTGTAAGAGGTGAGGTTGTTTACTTGATCTTCATTAACTTTTGAATTATAATTCATATTTAATTAAATAATATTTTTTATTATAAATATAATGAGTGAGAAATCGCGATCCTCCGTAACCAAAGCCAAATCGTTTTTAACTAAATTAGGATTATCTTATGATAGTACTTCCCCTGCTGCCCAAAAGTATCTTCTAGATATGATTCCATCAGGACAACACGACGTGTCTACGGTGTCAGGATCTGTTATTGCAACACGATTCAATAATGTTGTGAACACAAATATGAAAGGTGGTCGTGTATCCTTACCGTTAGAGTATTTTGGTGTGGAAACCAATAATTATAACGGAACTCCAGTTGAAGCAACGGTTGATACAACACTTGTAAGATCAGGTTTAACATACAGTGGAATGGGTGGAGGAAGATCGAGTGCTAGACTTTTAAGTCAAACAGATTTCGAAACATTAACGAGTTGTTATGAGAAGAGATTTTTGCGTAAACTTACAATGACCCAGAAAGAGAAGAAGGCATTATTGAATAAATTGAATGCGGATATAAGTGAAGCGGTTGTGAATGCTACAAAGACAAATAAGTATGGTCGATTGACGAAACAAATGTTAGAAAAAAATTTGAAAATATAAATTGAGAAAACGTTTAAGGAAGTAGAGTTATTTTTATCTATATATCATCACAATGGCATCCAAGAAGTACGTTAAACTCGATCCCAAGGATCACGTGCTTACACGTCCTGGGATGTACATAGGATCTTTAGATCCTGATGATATTGATACATGGATCTTTAAGAACAAGATGGAATTCAAGAGTATTTCATATGTATCTGGTTTGTACAAGATATACGACGAGATTGTTGTGAATGCACTTGATCACGTAGTTCGTTGTAAGGATTCGGGAAAGCCAGTGAAGGAGATTCGTGTGAGTATTAATAAGGATACGGGTGAGATCGATGTGATGAACAGTGGAGAGGGTATAGAGGTGGAGATTCACAAAGATCACAACATTTACATTCCTGAACTGATTTTCGGTAATATGTTGACATCAACAAATTACGACGACAGTGAGGAACGTACGATTGGTGGACAGAATGGTATAGGTGCGAAGGCCTGTAACATCTTCTCGTCTGTGTTCAAGATAGAGACTGTTGACAGTAAGAAGAAGAAGTTGTACAAACAGGAATTTACAAACAATATGAAGGACAAGACGGAACCGGTGATATCAACATACGGTAAGTATCCATACACGAGGATTACGTTTATTCCTGATTATACAAGATTCAAACAGAAGAAGTTGTCTAAGGATATGTATCAGTTGATGGTGAAGAGGGTATATGACATATGTGCCTTAACGCCGAATGAGATCAAGGTGTACTTGGATGACGAGAAAATAGATTACAAAAACTTTGAAAAATATGTAGATTTGTATTTGGGATCATCAAAGACGGATGTGCCTCGTGTGTACTCACAGAGTGAAGACGGGCGATGGGAGATCTGTGTCAGTGGTAGTGACAATGGTTTCAAACACGTGTCTTTTGTGAATGGTATCAACACACTGAAGGGTGGAAAACACGTAGATTACATTACGAATCAAATAACAAAAAAAGTGGCGGAGATGATAACGAAGAGGAAGAAGATTACGGTGAAGACGAATACAGTGAAGGATCACTTGTTTGTGTTTATCAAATCGACGATAAACAATCCAACATTTGATAGTCAAACGAAGGAGTATTTAACAACACCGTATAGTAAGTTTGGTACCAAGTTTGACTTGGACGATAAGATGGTAGAGAAGATTTACAAGTTTGATATAACAGAACGTATTATTGCTCTGTCTTCTAAAGATGATGATAAGAATGCGAAAAAGACGGATGGAAAGAAAAAGAGTAGTATTAGAGGGATTAACAAACTGGATGATGCTAATTGGGCTGGAACAGCGAAGAGTAACGAGTGTACGTTGATTTTGACAGAGGGAGATTCAGCAAAGTCGATGGCGATATCGGGTTTGAGTGAGGTTGGAAGGAACAAGTATGGAGTGTTTCCGTTAAAAGGGAAGATAATGAATGTGAAGGATACTAATATGAAGAAAGTGAATGAGAATGAAGAAATAACCAATCTCAAAAAGATTCTTGGATTGGAGACGAACAAAAAATACACAACAACGGACGAACTACGATATGGTAGTATAATGGTGTTAACGGATGCGGATACGGATGGATCACATATTAAAGGACTATTGTTCAATATGTTTCATACGATGTGGCCGTCATTGCTTAAGATGGATAAGTTTATGATTTCAATGTTGACACCGATTGTGAAAGTACTGAAAGGTAAAGAGACGAAGGATTTTTATAATTTGACAGCGTATGATAATTGGAAGAGGGATAATGATAACGGGAAGGGATGGGAGATCAAGTATTACAAGGGTTTGGGTACTTCAACGAATAAAGAGGCCAAAGAGTATTTCAAGAATATGAAGACTCTAGAGTATACTTGGGACGAAGAACACTCAAACGAAAGTATTGAACTAGCCTTTAATAAGAAACGTGCGGATGACAGGAAGAATTGGTTATATCAATATGACAAACAGAACACATTGGATAATATAATAGAAGAACGAAATAAGATAGAGTACTCAGAGTTCATTAATAAAGACTTGATTCATTTCTCGAATTATAACATTGAGAGGTCGATACCAAGTGTGTGTGACGGGTTTAAGAAATCATTGAGGAAGATTATGTATTGTTGCTTGAAGAGAAAGTTGTATAAGGAGATTAAGGTTGCGCAATTGGCTGGATATGTGAGTGAGCATGGTGCGTATCATCACGGTGAGGCTAGTTTGCACGAAGCCATTATTGGTATGGCACAGGATTTTGTGGGATCGAACAATATCAACTTATTGAAACCGAATGGACAGTTTGGTACAAGAATACAAGGTGGTAAGGATTCGGCATCGCCAAGGTACATTCATACGGAGTTGAATGGTATTGTACCGTTTATCTTTCATAATGATGATATGGATGTGTTGGAATATTTGGATGATGATGGGATGAAGATTGAGCCAAGTTTCTACATGCCAATAATACCGATGATATTGGTGAATGGGTCGATTGGTATTGGAACGGGATTCAGTACGAACATACCGTGTTACAATCCTAAAGATATCATTCGTAATCTTAGGTTTTTGATGGAAAACGAAGAGATGATGGATATGGATCCATGGTATCGAGGATTCAAAGGATCTAATGAGAACGGTGTATCTAAAGGTATTTTCAAACGTATCAACAACACCAAGGTTGATGTGTTGGAATTGCCGATAGGATATTGGACAGAGGATTTCAAGACATATTTAGAGTCGTATATGGAGAAGACATCGAAGGTAATTCGTGATTATGAAAGTCATTATACGGAGAAGGAGGTACGATTTGTGTTGCACTTCTATTCAAAAGAAGTATGTGATAGATATATGGAGGTTGACACTACAAAGAATACGACTAAGTTTGAGATTGAGTTTAAAATGCATACATCAAGGAACCTTAGTACTTCTAACATGCATTTGTACACGGCCGACGGAAATATCAAGAAATACGAGAACGTACTTGAGATAATGAGAGACTTTTATGATACACGTCTTAACTATTATCAGAAGAGGAAGGATTATAAAATCAAGAAGTTGGAGAAAGAGTTGAAGTTTCTTGATGCGAGAATCAAGTTTATTGAAGACATTATCAACGAGAACCTAAAGATATTGAATAACAAGAAACAAAATGTTGTAAATTATTTAGAAGAGAACGAATATCCACTTCACGAGGGTTCGTACGATTATCTCACACGAATGCCGATACATAACTTGACTTATGAAAAGAAAGAGGAGTTAAAGAAGGAGAATAAGGAGAAACATAAAATCCTAACTCACGTAAAGGAGGAACCTATCAAAACAACTTGGTCTAACGACCTCGACGAACTTGAAAAAAAATTGATTTAAAAGTATAATTAAGTTTTAAATAAGAATATAAAAGTATTTAAGAAGGAGTAGGAAATGGAGTTGAAGTTTGAGGCGAGTCCGTATCGTATATCAACGATAACTGCGACGGGCAGTGTAAACAGTGAAGTTTTTTTGGATAAATTGTACATGATGTTAGCGGAACATACACCAAAGGAGATAAGTTATTTGGAGTATGGGGCGAACAAACACGAGTTACAATCTATTGGTGTTAAGAATACAAAAACAAAGAATACAAAAAATAAAGATGAGAAGAAGAGACGTTTTGACAATCAATTAACGATTGTGATGTATTATATGGAAAACAAGTATAATATAAAGTTGTTTAAGAATGGTAACGTACAGATAACAGGTGTGAAGTCTATAGAAAAGGGAAACGATACAGTGAACTTCTTGATAGACATCATAAGAAATATTTATAAAAAACACGATAAAGGGGTTATAAAGAGTATAGAAGATTTAAGTAATAAGAATTATAGGATACGGTTGATAAACAGTGATTTTAAGGTGAATTTCGAGATACGATTGGATTATTTGTATAACATAACGACAAAGAAGTATAAGATCACTTGTAGTTACGAACCTTGTATTTATCCGGGTGCGAAGATAGAGTATTATTATCCAAATAACGGATATTGTAAGTGCACAGGATTTTGTAATGGTAAAAGTGATACTTGTAAAAAAATTACGATAGCAGTATTTCAGAGTGGATGTGTAATCATAACTGGAGCGAATAAGATAGAACATATAAATGTAGCATATGAATTTGTGTGTAAGTTGTTAAAGGACAATTTGGATGCTATAAGGAGGAAGAAGTTGGCTTTACCGGTTAAGAACGAATGTTAGTGTTACTGAGTGAGATGTTTAATGAAACGAGTTCTTTATGGATGTCTTTGAGAGTTTGTGCGACACTGGTGCCATCATCAGTCTGTAAAAATTTAGTGAGACGAAGGTAAAGAGGATCTATGCTTAGAATTTGGTTAGTTGACACAGATGAGGTTTCTGAGAGATTTCCGTCCGATTCGTATCCACCACCTATTAGATCATCATCACCACTTTCACTTTTTTCTTCTACACGAGTATTATATTCATCTACAAGTACCTCCTCTTTTTCTTCAATTACATCAACAGGTACATTTGTACCAAATAGTAATTGATCTGTAGTTTGAATAGGTTGTTCGGTATTGACAGGTTCAGTGGATTCAGTAGTTTCATCGACATATACAACTTTTTTCATTTCTGGTTCGGTATCCATTTTATATAATGAATAAGATAAAAATTATCAATTCCTTAACACACATATTTTTATCTTTATGAAATATAAGATAATGAAAGAATTATTATTTACTGCAACGGCATTACTTTTACTTTATTGTTTGCTTACGAATAGATCCATATCAAATCTTATAGTAATCGCTTGTGCTATATTGGTTCTTA